CTCAACATCAGCTACCCGGCGACCCCATCCCTTGCCAAACGTGTCCCAAGTCGGGAGACGCTTAAGGAAGTCTAAACGCATTCCGCAAAGAGCATCCACCGTCTCGTCTGCCGGGCAAGCCTGAATGGCAGCGATGCTTTTCGGACCGATAACCCCATCTGCCGGAACTCCAGCGATCTCTTGGAGGTATTTGGCAGCCCGCCCCGTGCCGCTGTTCACAGCAAGATCGTAGGCTGCATAGTCCACGCCGGATGGCAGATCGTCACCCCTGATCTTGTCCCAGTACATTTTCTTGTAGAAGGGCTTCACGATCTCCGGTGTCAAAGCCCGCATGGCAGCCTCGTCTACCTCGTGGCCGACATAAGCCTCCCAAGCTCGCTGAGTCACGCCCAAGTTGGTGCGGCCTCCCGGATCGCGCGGGTGATTAACGTAGCCCCCTTCGTGTTTCAGAACGGCGGCAAAGGCGGCTTCCCAGTTCTCTTTCATTTGCCATCTCCCTTAGCGGCAAGGGCATCCGTCTTGGCTTTAGAGCCAGCCGACGAACCAAAATAGTAGGCGATTACGCCCGTGAAGGCAGTCTGGAGAGCCCCAAGCATCAGCAAGAGGGCTTCGTTCCCGTTTTTAGGGACGCCATAGACGAACATCCAGAACAAAATCCCGAAGAATCCCACTGTGATAGCAGCCGCCAAAATCTTGGGCGTATGGTCGCCAGTCATGATCTCACGCTTCCGTGCGCTGTCACGGTCGCCTGCTGCGATCCGCTCCAGATCAATCTCAAGCTCCGCCATGCGGGTTTTGAAATCGGCATCAATCTGTTTGATGGCAGCTAGCTGGTCGGGCGTTGCGCTCTGCAAAGCTTTTGCAATGTCGGCCTCCGACCCTTCCTCGTTGCCAAGCAGGACATTTGACAAGGTTTTTGCCGCAAGCCCGGCCAGTGGACCGCCGAGAGCCGTCGCGAGGGTAGGCGCAAGCTGTCCAAGCAGTGGCCCCGCTACCTTTAGAATATCCATTTACCCCTCCTACTTAGATACGACGAAGATTGTCACGAACATGCCAGCCAAGAGCACAAGGATTACGAGGCCCGCCGCACCATAAACCATAAGCTCGCCCATTGCCTCTTCGCGCTCTTTCTGGGCTTTTTCAGCGGCAGCCTTCTGTTCTTTTTTGATCCGAGCCGTTTCTGCCATCACCCAGTCCCAAGCCTGCAAACCCTGCTCCGAAATGAACAGATTTTTGGCCTCCGCGAACATCTTCTCAACTTCACGCTTCGCCATATAGGCGTCCATAGCCAGCTTCTCAGCGCTTTCCTTGCCAAACAATTTGGGCTTTGGCGGGTCCGCCGCGAGCTTGGTCAGCTTGGAAGCCGAGTCCATCAGGTTTGAAATGTCCCGAAATAGGCTCTGAACTTCCTTGCCCAACTTTACGCCGGTCTTGATGGCCTCATAAGAGCCTTTGGCAAGGGCAAGGATTGTTAGCGGGTCCATGTCATCTCGCCATAGATGAAGTTGCTTGGTTGATTCGGGTTTTAACCGAAATCATGTCTCGTGGCTGGGTTGCAAACCCGAACGTGGCATATCCTATCATGGAACCCACTTCCGGTGGAATGGCAGCACGGCAGGCATATGTGACGCCAATTTCTACCAGCCAGTCGCCAATGTCAGATGACGGCTTAAACGGCTCGCAGAACATTTCCCCAGTCAGCAGCGCAATGGCGGCTTGGTTCCGATAGGGACTGCTGGAGAAAAAGGAGGCGGACTTGTTTTCAAGGGCAGTATTTCGTCCCTTCTGAGACAGGGCGACCTTGATCGTTCTCGTGTTTTTGGCGAGGTCAACGGAATAGATGACCATCGTTTGGGCGTTCATGTCTTTTAGAGCCTGCTGCCCCGTCTGAATGAGCCGCTCGTCATTGACCATGATTGGCATTGCGTCATAGGTGACGATCTTGTTCACTAGCTTGTCGCGGTTTTCATACACGAGCCAGCCCGCGAGCCCAAAAACGCCGAGCATGATGACAGCAATCAACTTGAACGGGCTATCTACCCATTTGACGACATCAATAGCTTTATCCAAGACCCCAGATGAAGAAGCACCCCGCGCGGGTTTCCGAGCAGGGCGGCTTTTCTTTACTGCCTTTTTGGCTGGGGCTTTTTTAACCGGGCGTCTCACTTGTCAGCCTTACCGTCCAGCTTGTCGTATATGCGCTGGAACATCTGCTCTATGTGTTCCATACGCTTATCAAGATCAATTTTCATGACATAGTTTTTTGGCAGTTCCGTCTCAATCTCATGAAGATCGCTGCGAAGCTCTTTGACAGCGCCCCACATTTCACGCGCAAACCACCCGCCGACGCCGGTCGCAAACATAAATGCGGCATTCATCATCGTCTGGTGGTCCATCACCATTTTCCTTTTGGGCATTTCTCGTCAGTCATCATGACTTTCAGAGGCATCAGACAACCGCAAACACCACACCTTTGCAGGATGCTTCCAAAGTGTTCGCAAGATTTGCAGATTGCCATACGGCGCTGGCTTTCAGATGGCTCTTTCATCCGAGCGTCCCCAGTCTGATGCCGCTATTGACCCAAGTGATGTTTGAATTTCCGCTAGTACAAGCACCCGCAGCACCGCCAGTGCCCGGCCCAGATTGAGCTGTGTAGCCACAGCGGGCCGCACCACCACCAGTCGAGCCAGCTTGCCCAAGTCCGCCACCAGCGCCGCCGGTTTCAGAACCCGCACCACCAGCCGTTGCTGTGCCAGCAGAAGATGTCCGAAGATCATAGTATTGAGTGTTATTCTTCCACCAAAAATATCCGTTACCAGCCGCACCATAACCAGCACCGCCACCGCCCGGACCCATACCAGCAAGCGCAACACCACCACAACTAGAGCAACTACAGTCAGCGCTAGTTGACCCACCAGCGCCACCGCCGCCGCCGCCACCGCCAACCGTGCCATTGAGATTGTCAATGCTGACAGGAACAGTCGTTGTAAATGCCGTGCCACCGTTGGCAGAAGCTGGTGCGGTTAGATTGTAGTCTGTATTAGTTGGGTAGCCCTTACCAACGCCAGTGCCGCCCTTGCCAACGATATAGCCGTTGTTGGTTATGTAGATGGAGCTATTGGCAGGGATAGAGTAGATCGTGAAAGCGGGAGATGCCGTAGTCGTTGAGTAAATGACGACTCCATTGTTGATCGTGATGTTGGCAACAACAGGCCGCTGACCATCCCAGCCAGCGGCAATCATCTGGTTATAGAGATTGTAGTCAGCCTGATCAGATGTGATGGTGCGGAAGAACAGGAACGGCCCCGCAGCACCGAGCAGCATATTGGCTGTTCCCATTTTTCCGCTCCCCTTTACTGGACAGTTTCGTCTGAAATGCGCGGGTCAATTCCCGGCTGAACGCCCGGAGCAGCAGCCTGAAGCTCCGCGACAGCCTTCTCGCCCTGTTCTTTTACAGAAGCAATGACTTCTGCCACCTCGCCATAGGGACGGGCGGCAAGAGCATTCAGAACGATGTTGCACTGGTTGACCGTCAAGGTCAGTGTGATCTGCGTGTTTTCCATTAACTCCCCCTCTGGAATGCTGTGATCTGACGAATTATTTTCGGGTCCGTCAGCGCCATCAATCTTACTATCTCTTGCGCTTCGTTCCAAGTTATAGGAGACGGAATGACCCCTATTTTACGAGCGTCAGCCTGATATTCGGGGTCCGCAACCGTCCGCTCAAACAATACCCGAAGGTGAGCCAGCCTTGTCTCTGGAACACCGGGAGGCGCAACAAAAGGCCGCGACAAAACTAGGAGGCGTTCAAATGCCTCAATCAGGTTTCGGTCTTCATCACTTGCCGACAATTCCATAGCCGTTGGCGTGTCTTGAAGTCTCTCATGGCGAACCCGTCCAGAGCCATATTGAACCAAAGGCATGATTGTTTTGTCAGTTAACCAGCTAGGATTGGTGGTGCGTATACCCGTCAGGTTATAGGCTACTAGGCTGATTTCGCCACGCTCAAAAGCCAGTTTTGCCTGTAAGCTATCGGCATAGCCAACTACTTCCTTCATATCCCAGCGCAGGACGCTGTTGATCAAGCGGATGTGGTTAATAGATGACGCGCTTTCCGTACCAGCAACCAGCGCCCCAGAACCGGCTTTTGTCCAGAAGACAAAGGGTTCACGACGTCCATCAACGGCAGAGCCAAGCCAGCCAAACTTGCTGATGTCATATTTGACACCCTCACCTCTAGCGAGGAACTGGATCGGCACCCGGCTGTCAATTGTGCCTATCTCAGTGCCATCTTTCGGGGAGACATTGTAAAGGTAATTGGCCGCAGTAACGCCAGCCGCGCCCGGAACCGCTTTAATTGTGACAGGATGCCCCGACTGCTTTTGAAGATGCTGGGCCAAGACACGCGCATGGATCATGTGACCGCCACTGACGGTATGCACAACGACCCTTAACTCGTCAGCCACCACACCAGCAGTTAAGCCTAGCCAGAAGATGGCACAATGTAAGACGTAGGCCATTCCGGCATTTCCCATAGGTTGCTACTAGAAGGTTGAACGTCGTACAACCAGAACTTCATACTAAACCATTTACCAGAAACCTGAGTGCAGTTTGCGTAATAAATGCTCCAAGCCTCCGCTGGAGTCTTTCCTTCATCAAGAAGGTTTTGGAACCAGACTTTTTTCTTACACTTAAACTCTTGGCTTCCCGGCTCGCATACATTTGTAAGAGCCAGAAGCTCACTTGGCATTTCTGCCAGCGCGTTGGCTTGCGTGTAGTTGCTCAATACAAGAGGGAAATCCACAGACCCTCTCGTCGCGTTAGCAACAAAAATATCGCGGACAGCCATTCCTCCGGGACGACGAACTTCAATTGTTCCCCCGTTTGCCGCACCGTCGTTTTCTTTTTCGCAAGCGGCAACCAAACGATCTAAGTCATTTGCGTTAATGCGGGGTATGGCGTATCGCGCAACATAAGTTTGAGGGTTATTGCAGTTGCCAAAACCGCGAATAGCGTAAGCTTGGTCAAACGGGCTGACAATAAAATTAAACGGCCTTACGTTATCGGTAAGCCACTGAACGATTGAAGCAGCAACTTGGCTTGATGAGTTAGAGAAACTTCGCAAATCATAACGGGTATAGATAGGCAAACCCACGTTCTGCATATCAATAAAGATTGCAGTAACTTCGTCTGTGGTTTGAGACAAAAGCTTCCACAACAGATATGTGGAGTCTGTTCCTCCAGAAAAACCAATAATGGTTTTCATATTGATCCCCCAAGCACGATGTCCCACTCAACGTATTCTTCGTTCCAAACGGCACGATAGTTTGGTGGAATAGTTGGAATTGGCACGGGAGCCTGCCAAGTTGCATCAGATGACTGAAATATCCAAGAGGGATAGGGCTTTGGGTTAACAAAGACATCCTGTGGAGAATAGTATGACCCGCCTACTTCGGCATACTGACGGCGGAAGTTTCCGTTGTAGCTAGTTTGAAGCCAATTTGTATCATCGCCAAACAGAGATTTGCAGAAAGCAATTCCAACGGGCTCGCTTTCTGGAAACGGCAAATTTCCAACGTCGTCGTTGTTGATAACGACAATATCAAGAATGTTATCTTGGTCGTCTATCTTTGCAAAATGAGCCATGTGTTTCTCATTGATACTGGTAACGGATGATGACAATGCCTGAACCGCCCGAACCGCCATAGTTTTCGCCACCACCGCCGCCGCCGCCAGTGTTTGCTGTACCACTAGTGCCGTTGTAACCGCCAGCACCGCCGCCACCAGCGCCACCAGCGCCATTGTAGTTAAATGTATCCGTTCCGCCGCCACCGCCAGCGCGGGTCACGGCAGACCCTGTTATGCTGCTAGAAGAACCACTACCGCCTGCACCACCACCGGAGTTTCCGCCGTTTCCACCAACGGCCCCAGCACCACCACCGCCACCACCAGAAGCTGGGTTACCTTTACCGCCACCACCGCCACTGCCGCCGTTGTTACCTTGACCAGCCGTTCCAGAGCCACCATTGAAACCATATGCTCCGCCGCCGCCGGAACCACCGTTAAAACCGTTTCCACCTTGAATACTTCCTGCACCGCCACCTGTCGAGGTTACAGAAAAGGCAGAGCTGTTGGCTCCGTTGCTTCCATTACCACCACCGCCGCCGCCACCGCCGCCAACGGTTATTGTATAAGAGGTAACAGATGCGGAAGTTGTCCCTGTTCTGTAACCGCCTGCACCGCCACCGCCAGTAACTGGCGCTGCACTACCACCACCGCCGCCGCCGCCAGCGATGATAAGATATTCAATCGTGTTGTTAACGTTGCTGGTCTGCGAAACGGAGAAAGTGCCAGAACCAGTGAAGGTGTGGATTTTGTAGTTACCGCTGGTCGTAATCGTTCCGCCAGTAGCCACAATGTATGTGGCAGGCGAATTGACTTGTGTGCCGTAGAAATTACTGAAGCTGATTGCACCAGATGGGAACGTGAACGGCCCACCGCCCGACGTATAATACGTTGTCCCGCGATAAGCGTTCAGATTAAGGCCGCGACCAAACTCGGCATTAATCTGAGCCATTGTAAGTGTGCCGGAGGAGGGAAGTGGCATTTACTTAGCCTCCAACTCCTTGACGCGGGCAGACAGTTCCTTCACCGCCTCAATCAGGACGCCGACGAGGTTGCCGTAAGCGACGGAGAGGTTTTCACCCTCATGCACAACTTCCGGCACAACTTCCTGCATTTCCTGCGCGATGACGCCGACACCTGCCTTGTTATCCTCAATGCGCTCGTAGCGAACGCCGCGCATCTTCTCAACAAGCGCGAGAGCGTTGTCGATGGTACTGACGTTCTTCTTCAGGCGGGCGTCTGAGTAGGCGGTGACGTTGCCAGTGGCGACG